GCCCTTCACGGCCAGGGAAATATTACCCTTGCCACCCGGGAACGACTTGCTTGACCCTTCGGCCCACTTCAGGAGGGGCTTGGCCTGGATCGACTGTTTAAAAGTGTCTCCCTTGTTGTAGTAAAAATCCAAGGCGGCATTGGCTATGTTCGCGAGTTCACCGGCTGTGAAAGCCATTTACGTGGTCCCTGGGGGATCACGACGCGCGCCTCATGTTCGACATGGCCAGAAGGACGGCGTCCTTCATGTTCGTCGGCTCGGGCATCGCGCCATGAGATGTGCCGTTGATGCCGGACGGGGCGGGCCGGGTCGGTCGCGGGGCTGGTCGCAGCCGCGCGAACTCGCCGGTCGCTTCCGCGTACGCCTCTCGCACCAGCGCCACCGCCTGATCGGGCGTGGTCGGCGCGCCCTTCTCTTGCAGCAGCGCCTGCGAAAACCGCCGGACAGCATTGGCTTTCAGGGAGTAGTCGGGGTCCCTCGTTCGGATGTCGTTTTCCCAGTTCGTCACGGCCATGCGGACGGCTTCGAGCGCGCGGCCCTGGTCTTCCTGGGCGCGCGAAGTCGTCTGCTCGCGTAACCGTTCCTCGCTTTGATTGGCTCGGAAGCGGGTTCGCGTGACCTCTCGCGCGGTTTCCTCGGTGATGAGCCCTTCGTCCACCTGTCGCTGCATATCCGGCGCGAGGCGCAGACCAATGGCTTCCTGAGCGGCCTGCACGTAAGGCGTGACGCCGTTGAGGAAAGCCTGATAGTCGCCTCGCCGCAGCGCGGCACCCACCCCCAGCAGCATGTTCACGTCGTCGGGGGCAAGCTGGTGTTGGTGCAAATAGCCCTGAAGCTGACGGTGTTGCTCGATCTCGGGCGTCAACGCGCTCAGGGTGGTGCGGGCTTCATCCCGTTGGGCCAGTAGCTGTTCGAACCGCCGTCGTGTCTCCGGTCGTAGCTTGCGGAGTTCGTCGGCGGTCGGGTCAGCGGCTGGTGTCGGCGGTGTATCATCCGGTTTTGGGTCCCCGGTTTCTCCCGGGGCGGTCCCAGCCGTGTCTGGTGTCGGCCCTTGTCTCGCGGCGCCATCGGTTGGTAGCGCGGGCGTTTCCTGGGTCTTGACTACCGCTCGAACCGCCTCAAGCAGTCCTTGCCGGTCAGACAGTGGGGTGTCGCCTGACGAGGGCGCGTCTTTCGCGTCCGTGGTTTGGTCGCCTGACGAGGGCGTGGTTTCTGTCGTGGTTTCAGGCGCGGGGGACGAGTCCGCGAAGCCGGCGTCTGTGTCGGTCGTTAGAGTGTGGGTGTCGTCTTCCGCCACTTACACGATCCTGGCTGAAACCAGGATCGCTTATGGGCCGTGTTTTCCGTGGTTGTCCAGGGGCAAGACCAACAAACCCAACACGGAAACGCCCGCCGGGATGATCCGGCGGGCGTCATCGGGCGTAACCGAAGGAGCAAGCGTGTAGCTACAGGCTTGCCTGAACGCCACAAACGTTCAGACTGGTAGTGCCCGCCGGAAGCACCCGGCGGGTGTAAGCGAGGAGAATGTGATGGTCAGACATCGCAAACTCCTGCCTCGGATAATCGTGCGTATCACGATCACGGTCAAGATCGTGATGACGATAATCCGAAGGTAGGGCAAGGGCCAGCCCAGATTATCGGGCTGGCCCGGCCCTCGGCGGATCAGCCAGAGAATACGCGCAAAACCACCCAGACCCCCAACACGGCCCACATGAACAGGGCCGCGCGGATCACGGCGTCGGCATCCCCTGGGACGACGATCTCATGCGTGGCATGGCGCCGCCGGTCCCGGGACGATTGCCGTTACGACCGAACACCTGAAGCGGCGGGACACGCGGTCCCAGCGGGCCTTGGGTCCCGGGACCACCCGTCGCGTTGGTCATGCCCACGGGACCCTGGGCGTTCGGATCTTCGTCGGGCGCGCCCGGCCTTGGGGGTCCCTTGCCGGCGTTGTCGGGGGGACCCTCACCACCGGGACCGCCCGGGACGCCGGGCGGCTGGGACATGATCTGGTTCAGCGCCTCGATGGAGGGCACGCCCTCCGCGAAGGCATCGGTCAGGTCAATGTCGGAGCCCATGCGCTGGATGAGTTGCCGGGCCATCCACTCGGGCGAAATGCCCGGGATACGCTGCAAGATGGGCAATAGTTGCGTCATGTTCTGGATGTCCTGCTGCTTGTCGGGACCGTTGTCGGCGGTGGCTTCGACCTCCAGGTAGACATTCTTGGCGACGGTCTCGCGGTCGATCTCGGGCCACACGGCGCCGGGGCCGACGATTTCCTTGACGATCTGGGCGGACACGTTGAGCAACAGGAGCTCGCCCCCGGCGCGGGCCAAATCGGTGAGCAGGTCGTTCATGTCGTCGATGATCGAAGACGTGTCGGTGTGCTGGGCGAACTGGGCCACCGATACCTCGGTGGCGGTGGCGCCGGACGTGGTCCCCTGGTCGGCCTGATCGGAGCCCAGGACACGCAGAAGGTCCTCATAAGTGGGCGCCGTGTCGTAGACCGCCGGGTCAATCGGCGGCATCTTCAGCACCTGAAGCACGTCGTCAACCTTCTGTCCCGGCGCCAGCGCGTTGAGTTCCAGGAGCGCGTTCGCCGGGTGGGTCTTGAGTTTGTCCTTGTCCACTTCCTCCAGAATACCAGCCGCCACCACGGTCTTTGGGCGGTTAGCGCGGCGGTGTTCACGCAGTCCCTGCCGCGCGCGGTTGAGTTCAAGCTGCATGTCCCGGAGAAGATCAATGTCGGACTGCGGGAACAGCACGGTCTCGTCGTAACCCTCGTTCAGGACAAACGCGAACCAGGGATAGAACCTTTCGATCTCGGCGTCCGGCGGGCTCGGCTCCTGGAGAAAGTCCAGGTAACCGTCGCAGACGACGTAAACCAAACCATCCTTGCGATGATAGATCTCCCAGACGCAGGCGTCGCCGCCCGCCGTGTCGGTCTCGTCCCTGCCGCCGGCTTCGTAGTGCCGGACGGGCACGGTCTCGGTGGAGTTGCCGTCGCTGTCGTAAGCCGAGTAGCCCTTGCCCACGTCCACGCCGTAGACTTCCTGGATCTGATCGGGCGTCAGGATGTATTGCTGGGCCACCCAGTCGCTGCCCAGGAAGCCCCGCAGCGTGCGGCACTTCTTGTCCGGGATGATCGCCGTGCTGTCGGGGTAATCGAAACTCAGGCCCTCCCGGACGATCAACTGGCCCTCCTGGGTCAGGCCCTGGATGGCCAGTTTCAGGCTCTCGGCGTCGGCGCTGTCGTGTTCGATTTCACCGTCCGCGAGGTCCTGGGACAGCCTCTCGATGTTAGCGAGGCGCTCACTCATGTCGGCTATCCTGGCCTCGATGGCCGGCGACATTTTCATGGCGCGCTGAAAGCCCAGCTTCACGTAGCCGACCGAAGTAATGATCGACCGTCGCACGGTCATCTTCATCATGGACTTGAAGCTGTGGACCTGTTCTTCGACGTTGTAGTCATAGAGGATCTTCAGCGTCTTCGCGAGCCGGTCCATCAACTGGTCGTATTGCTTGACCTGGGCGGCGTCCTGGATCGTCATCATGATGTTGGGCGGCGGCGGCATACCCGTTTGCGCGGCGACCTGCATCGCCTGCTGGGCCTGTTGCAGCGCCTGCTCGGAGCCGTCCCAGGTCTGCGCCATGATCTTCTCGCGGCGCTTCGCGGTGATCGTCGGGTTGTTCGGGTAGAGTTCCGCCGTGCGCTTCAGGACGTGCCTGAGCGCGATGTTCGCCACGTAGCGTTCATCCCGCTCGCTGTCTCGGCGGCGTCGGCGGCGCCGTCTGGTTTCGGTCTCCCACTGGTCGCCGTTGACGAAGTTCATGTTGCTCCGCATCCGGTCAAAGCTGGGCTTCCAGTGGGTGCGCGCCTCGCGCACGCGGGACTGCCAGCGTTTGACCAGCGCCCGACGCGCTTCGGGCGGCTCGGGCGGGTCCCGGGAGATGAGTTTGGCGTTCGGGTTGGTGTCCTGGATCGGCGGCGTGAGCATGTCGGGACCGCCCTGGAAGGTCCCGGGACCGGGCATTCCCATTGGTCCCGGGGACGGCGGGGCGTCCATCATGCCGGCGCCGGGCAGGACCGGGGGTGGCGCCCCCATCATCCCGGGCATGGGCGCCATTCCAGGTCCCATGCCCGGGACCGGGGCGGGGGGTATACCAGGAGGGCCTGGGTTAGGGGGGAAACCGCTCCCGGACATCGCTCACCACCCTCCCGCGCCGAAGCCCTGACGCACGGACCGCTCGGCCAGATCCCGTTCATTTTTCAGCCAGCCGAACGTGCCCTCGGCGTTGTCGTCGGTCTTCGTCCGCGTGCGGCCCGCGCCGATCTGAAGCGTGAGCCCCAGGCCGACGTAGGACAGGGTGTCCACGAAATCGTCGTGCGCGTCATAGGGGAACTTCAGCATCTGATCCCGCGCCGCCGGCCACCAGGGCGCCCGTTCGGGAAAACGCACCTTGCCCATGCTCATGCGGCCCTGGATGGACTGCGCGCGGGTCTGCTTGTCGGCTATCGGCTGCATCTCGATGATCGAACAGAACGTCTTGGTCTCCAGCATCCGCTTGCGCAGGAACGGCCCGATGCTCTTGGAGATCATGCTGCGTTCCGCCCACCAAAAGACAGGCTTGTGGGCGCGCATCATGCGCAGCATGGCCTCGACGGCTTGTTCAGCCGTCATCTGCCGCCACAGCAGGTCCGCCAGGATCCAGATATTATCATCCTCGTCCACGCCGACGCACATCAGGCAGGTCTTGTCGCTGTCCTGCTTCATGCTGACGGCGTGATCGCTCGCCGCGTAGACCCTGAGACTGGTGGGCAGTTCGGCTGGGCGATAGGTCTGTATCCATTTACTGCTGAAGAAGGTGCCGCCCGCCGGGCTGGGCCTGCCCTGGTAGAGTGCGCTGAAGCCACGAGCATCACGCCTTTGCAAACCCAGGAGGAAGTTCCGGCCAAAGCGGCCCGGCCATAACGGATCGCCCTCGGCGCGCTTCAGCGGGTCCTTGTGCTGGTCCACGGCCAGCGCCGGCATGTCGATGATATGCCACTCGGCGGCTTCTTCGGGGTCGTAGTAGCTGTTCGTCGGGTCGGTGAGGCGCCCGACAAGATCATCCTGGTGCCAGCGCGTCTGGATCAACAGGATGCGCCCGGTCTCGTCCATCAAACGTGAGGCGATGACCTGGGTGAACCACGTCCAGAGCGTGTCCCGGATCGTCGGGCTGTCCGCTTCGTGGCGATCTTTGAGCGGGTCGTCGATGATCAGCACGTCGCCGCCGCGTCCCGTCGTGGTCCCGCCTCGCCCCACGAAGGCCATGATGCCCCCCTGACGGGTCTGAAGCCGATCAGACGCGAGGCTGTCCTGCTTCAGGACCACGTCGGGGAACACCTGGGCGAAGGCCGGCGTCAGCATCGTGTCCCGGACCGCGCGGCCTATGTCCTGGCCGAACTTCTCGTTGTAGGTGCCGAAGATGAGGCTCTTGGCGGGGTTCCTGCCGACGAACCACGCGGGGAACTTCTTGGACGCCAACTCGGTCTTGCCGTGTCGTGGCGGAAGCGAAATGATAAGGCGTCTGATCGTGCCCTTTTCCAGTTCCTCCAGCCCCACGCACATGATCTTGTGGAACCGCTGAGCGTCGTAACGTGAGAACTCAGGGTCCTGGGTGTAGCCCGGGACAGGCATCATCAGGCGGGTGAACGCCAGCAGATCGTCACGCGCGTCCTTCACGGCGATCAGCCGTTTTAATACTAACTCGTAGCGGGCTTCGTCCGGGGTCACGACATCGGTGGCCCGGCGGACGGCGCATACGGCACGGGCGGCGCGTTCAGCGGCACACCGCCGGGGGCGGGCGGCGCCAAGGGCTGACGCGGCGCCGCCCGCCGGGCGTCGGCGCCCTCCTGGATATCGCCCACGCTGGTTTTCGCGTCGGCGCCTATCTGGTCTTCTTTCTGAATGAGTTTCCCGACCGGACCTGATTTGTAAGACTCACGATGCGCATCATATAGCGCCATGAACCTGTCATATAAGGGACCGAAAGCGGGCGTTCCCTGGACCTTGTCCATCGCGGCCCGGGTCTCCTCCATCTGACGCAGCAAATCAGCCTGCCGCGTGAGATGCGGTTGCTTCGTGGTCTCCACCGCGTTGGGGCCGACACCCTGATATACGGGCTCGTCCCCTGTATCCGGGGACACGAGATACTGATCGCTGTCCATCATGGTGGCGCGCGGCACGGTCGCGCCTCTGGCGCCCTGCGCCAGGACATAGCCCGCCATCGGGCTCGGCCCCGGCGGCGGCGGGGGCTGTTCCGTCCCCGCCATCCGGTTCTTCACATAAGCCAGCATGTCCTGTTGATCGGCCATGTCAGGTCAGCGTGAACGTATTGGAGGTCACGACCGGCGCCACGGAAACCGTCGCCGTGGCGGTGGCGCTGCCCGGCTTCAACACGCCGCCCGCGAAAGGCGCCGTGACCCAGGCTCCGGTCCCGGGGGCGGTCCAGATGGTTTGCGCGGCCACGGTGCCCCCGCGCTGCATGAGCGCGACCCGCACCTGAAACGGCCTCTGCGTCGCCGGGTCCACGACGGCGGTCCCGGACACGGTCAACGGCGCCGCCGCCGCCTGCCCGGCAATGGTGTCGATGGCGAGGATAAGGGCGTTGCCGCTGGCCACGTACTCGCGCCATGGCTGCTTGCGCACCCGGCAGACCGCCATCGGGTGCGGCGGCGGGACGAGCGCCATCAGGACGGGTCCTCCCCGTGTTCGGCTTTACGCCGGCCTCGATGGTTGGACCGCGTGGCGGCCTCCACCGCCGTCACCATGTTCGACGGCGGTGCCGTGGTGGTCCCGGCGGCATTGGTGGCACTGACGACACAGACAAAGGCGAGGCCGATATCGGACTCGACCAGCGCGTGGGTCGCGGTATCGTCGCCCACGTCAACGCCCTCCGCCTGCCACTGATAAGCGTAGGTCGTGGGCTCGCCTTCCCAGTTCCCCATGGTGCAGTTCAACGCGGCACCGTCCTGCGACACATACGGCACGTCCACGTTGACCGGCGCCGTCCCGGACACCCCGTCCCCGGGCTCGGACGGCGGGTTCAGATCCCCGGGCGTGAGGTCGCTGGTTTCCGGGTCGCGCGGGTCGGGCGGTTTGACGAAGCCGTCCTGATATTCACCGGGGTCCACCGGGGCCGCGTCGGGATCGCGCGGATCGGGCGCGGCAACGAAGCCGTCCAGGTACGCCTGGGTCTCAGGGTCCGGCTCCGGTTCCGGGGGAACCGGCGGCGGCGCGTCGGCGTGACCCACGGGCGGTTCATAAGGCGGGTTGTCGGTTTCAGACATGACATGGACTCCTTCAGTCTCGCAGGATGAAGCCGAACACACGCCAGCCCATCAGGAAAAACAGCACCCACAGCAGCAGGCCGTTGTAGGACGGCCAATACGCCGCTCCGCCCGGCGTGCGGCCCCATCCCCAGAACACCAGCCAGATCACCATCAGCACCCAGAACAGCAGTCCGATTGTCATGGTGTTCCTGTCTCCTTCGCCGGGGCCACGCTCAATATCCCGGGCATCTGTTCCCACGGGGCTCCCATGGGGAGCGGATGAGTGATGACCAGCCGCCAGACCGTGCCGTCATTGCACAGCGCGTAAAGCCGGTCCGGCGCGCTGCCGGCGGTGGACGACACGGTGATCTGGGTGATGACGCGGACCGGGATGAGAGGATCGGTCTCGCTCATGGGCGTAACGCCGGGGGCGGGCACACCAGCCGCGCCTCGACCAGTTCGCGCAGGTGATCCAGTTGTTTCTCGTTGGTATCAAGCCTGAGCATGATGGTCCTCCCCGGCTCCAGGCTCGCCCGGGTGCGCTCCAGATCGACCCGCAGGGTCTCGATGTTCACGGCGAGAACGGCGAGGGCGTGCGAGTTGCTCCAGGCAATCGTCACGAGCGCGCCGAGAAGAAGCGGAGCCAGTGTCGCGACGGCTTTTAGCCAGATAGGCATTCACGCCAACACCATGACGCGGTTCTGCGGCGTGGCGCCGCTGATCGTGGCGACCGAGGCCCATTGCTCAAGCAATATCTGGGTGGCCACGACCTGGGGATTGACGGTGCTGACCGCCGCCCATTGCTCGACCATGATTTGCGTGACCTGGGCTTGCGGGTTGGTCCGATACCATTCCTCAAGCGCGACCTGGGTGGCGAGCGCGTTGGTGGGGATCGACGCGCCCGCGCCAGCGGTTAATGTGATCGCGGAAAGACCGCCCTGCGATCCAACGCCAGTGAAGCCCACCGTCGCGCCAGACTGCGCCGATGTGTAAGTCCATCGGCCCAGGGCGAAGTAAGCGAACAAACCGTTGCTCGCGACTGTGTTTAAATCGCGCGTGCCCGTGCCAACAGCGGTGGCGGGGCCGGTGTTGTAGTTCGATCCTATAAGCACAAGACACGTATCGTTGGCGTTGGTGGTCGTTATCGTTCCGGTGATGGTCGCGCCAAAGGAGCCAAAGCTGGAGAGCACATTGGGATCAACCGGACTGACCGAACTGGCTCCGGTCAGTGTCTCGTAACCCGTCGATGCGGCGTCAATTGTCTGGCTTGATGTGATGGTGACGGTCTGGGCGGTTAACGCCGATGTGGCGTAAGCCCAGAACAGTTGCGTGGCCATGCGGAAGCCGACATTGCCCACACCAGAACCGGGAGGCGCGGCGTTCCACGTCAGTCCCGCGCCCGCGATGGACAGCGTGGGATTTGTCGTGGTCGATGTGCTTCCGATGACCGCGCCAACGACGACAACGCTATTGGCTGCGCTGGTCACGGCTATCGTGGTGGTCGTGCCGCTGATCGATGTGTTGGTGTTGCTCTGGTCTTTCGCAGGCGGTGTCGGCGCTCCGGTAAAGCCCGACGTGAACCCGCTGGGCACGGTGCCGGTGAACGCGGTGTCGCCGAAGTTGGCGGTGACCACTTCTCCCGACTGACCCAGCGTGATGGCGGGATAAACCGGCAACGCGACACCGAAGTTAGGTGTCGCGATCCCACCGACACCAGTCGCTGGATTGTTGGCGACGTTGCCGTTCCAGTTACCCGCCGCGCCAACCCGCGCCCATATGCGCTTCGCATCGATGTCAACGGCGAAACAGATAACGGTGCCGCTGGTTATGGTGCCGAAACTGACACCCGACGAACCGCCGTCAATCCATAGCGATCCGGCCCTGATTATACCTACCGTCCCCGCGACGGCTCCGTTACCAAGACCTGACGCGGCACTGACATTCCACCAGCCGTTCGCCAGACCGACAGTGCTGTTGATCCCGGCGAACGTGGTGCAAGTATATTCAAAATAGAACTTGCCGGTGATCTGTCGATCAGCGGTTCGCACACCCGCGTTCGCACCGGATGCCGTGGCGGTGAGATTGCCACCCGACAGCGTGATTGCCGCCGCCTTGTCGGTCGAGGACCATGAGGTATTCGCCATCAGCTTGTCACCACTGGCCCGATGACGCAATTATTCACGCCAACGGGTGTCCACGCCGCGCCGGTCGCGGGATCGTTAAGATCAGTACGATACGCCCATTGCCAACCGCTCGTTGTCAGCGTTAGCGGCGGCGTGCTTTGCACAGTGGTGCCGGTGGTCGTAACACCGAACCCGGAGGTAAAGCCTGACGGCACCGCTCCCACGAACGCCGACGCGCCGAAGTTAGCTATAACCGCGTCGCCAACTCCATTTTCAGAAAAGTATGGGTAGGCGGCGGTCCCGCCACCAATCGCGCCCGTGGAATAACCGCCCGTGCCGGTCGTGGGGTTCGCCGTGCCCGACCCGTTCCACTGACCCGCCGCGCCATATCTGATCCAGATCAATTTGGCTGTGAGATCGACCGCGAAACAAATTACGGTCCCGCTGTTACTGGCACCTAGCGTAGTAAGCGCGCTGTTATCCACATAGAGAAGACCGGATCGCGTGATGCCTGAAACACCAGTTTGACTATAACTATTGGCGAAAACAGCAGCGGCGGTGGCGAGGCCCACGAACGAAGCCGAGTTCAGAAAAGTCGTCGCGGTTATTTCCCAGTAAAACTTGCCGCCGCTTTGACCTCCGTTCGCGCGCACCGCCGATGTGCCCGAAGCTGTCGCGGTGAGGTTGCCGTTCGACAATGTGATGGCTGCGTCTTTGTCAACCGGGTTCCACGTCATCGGCGTGAACAAAACGGCGTTGCCGCTCCGCAGTTGCACCGCCGCCGTGCGCGATCCCGCGTCGGACTTCTGCATGTAACCGCGCGTCGTCACCGCTATGATCGATGCCGGTGTCGAGGCGATGGATGCGATACCGTAGAAATCCGCGTCGCCGGGCGTGCTGTCGTAGACGTAGCTGGTGGTGGTGTCCTGCTGAGGTTCGTTGACGAAGAGAAAGTTAACCGCCGGGGAAGTGGCGATGCCCACGATGAGCGGATTTTGCCCACTGCCGGTAATGGCGGGATTGTTGGTGGGAAACGTCGCATAGGTGTCGCCGTTTCTATATAGACCAGTCGTATACGCGGTGTTTGAATTGTAATTGCCCCCGGAAGCGTCCGGGCATATCGCGATGAAATACGGAGTTCCAGCAGTTATCGAAACTGGCGTGCCAAAAGTAAGTATCGCTGTTCCGGCACCCGGCGCGCTGATCGGTGTGGCCGAACCCAAAGAGGTAGCAGGCAAGCCGGAACTGCTCGAATAAATAGCACATTTGATGTTGGCCGTCGTGGCGGAGAATATCGCGAGCGAAACACCAGTGATGGTGCCGGTCACCGGGCCGACGAATGGCGTATAGCGCGTTTGATTGGATGAAATGGTCATGGAGAGTGATGGTAACGAAGGAATTAAAGGGGCACTCGTCGGCGTCCGCGCGAACTGCGTGCTCACATCGCTCGCGGGCATTCTGGTATAGCAACGAATATCGCCCATCCACGCGACGGACGAGGCGTCGGAGCGCCAGAACAGGTCGTCGAACTGGTGAGACGATACAATGCTCGCACCCATGCCGAACTGAAGCCTGTTCGCATAGTTGTTCGTCGTGCCACCGCGCGTATTCAACGAGCCGAGAGTAAAGTCATTGCTGGTGTTACCGTTCTTGCGGACAGTGAAGCTGCCAGTGGTGTTGTTGACCACAACCTCAAACTCGTAGGCATACCACGTATTTATAACCGGAAATGCTCCGGTGTAGGTTGCCAACACCGTCCCGGCCGGCCCACCAGAAGCCAGCAGGATCGCGCCGTCAGACCTGAACACAATCGAGCATTGCGCCGTGGCCCCGTCGAGCAGTTGCAGATAACCGCCGAGCGTGGAACCTGTAATCGCCGAGATCTGGCGGAACGCGACAACGAGATGATGCACAGCATCGTTCTGGCCGCTGCTTTTAACAAGGTTGGAGTTACTGACGGCTAAGTTGACGGCCTGACTGCCAGCGAACCTACCTGCCACGAACGTCCAGGTCATACCGGCACTGCTGTCCCAATATCCATTCGCGGCATCGGCTGCCGCCGCGTAGCAATCGAACCCGTCTCCAAAAACGAAACTCATTACACCCTCGACGCTAAAATGGTGATACCCAGGTCGCTCAAAGTAGCGTCCTGGGTCGGCGCCAAAACCTGCAAAACGTCGCCCACGGCCAGCGATCCGCCCGCCCCGCTCAGCGTGGCCGACGTGTTCGACGCCGACGTGATCGTCACCGAACCGATCGAGGTCGTGGTCCCGCCGCTGATCTTGTTGACGACGAACGCGGCTGACGCCGTGGCCTTGGTCGAGTCGTAGACGACGGTCCCGGCGAGACCGGAGGGGATCGTGACGGCCATGGCCATGGGGGCGTTAGCCACGGCACCCGTGCTGGGTTTTCCCGCGAAGCCGAACACGATGGGAATTTGCTGCACTTCAGTCGGAAGCTGCGCGTAGGTGACGGCGCCGCTCATGGCGGAAAGCACGGGCAACCGCGCCACGCTGAGCGTGCCGGTACTGATATTGCCGGCGTTCGTCGCGTCAATCGTGGCGCTGGGGGCGAAACTCACGCCATTGGTCTTCAGCGCGGTCGGGTTCGGATAGGTCCCGCCCAGATCGCCGCCCGCCGCGCCGGATGGCGCCGCGCCCGCGACAGTCAGGGTGCCGCCGGTCAGGGTCAGGCCCGAAAGCCCGGTCACCGCGCCGGCATTCCATTGCACGGCGAGGGTTCCACTCGCGGTAATCGGTCCCCCCGATATACCGGGACCAGTGGTCGCCACCGAGGTCACGGTCCCGGCGCCGGGGGCGGTCCCGCTGCTCGCGAGCGTCAGCCTCCCGGTGGCATCCACCGTGATACTGGCGTGGGTGTAGCTACCCGCCGTCACGCCGGAAGCGGGCAATCGGGTAGCCGAAAGCGTGCCGCTGCCTATATTACTGGCATTGGTGGCGTCAGTGGTGGCGGACGCGGCGAAGCTGATGCCGTTGGTCTTCAGCGCGGTCGGATTTGGGTAGGTTCCGCCCAGATCGCCGCCCGCCGCGCCAGTCGGGGCGCCCCCGCCGCCGCCCGTGACTGACGTATCCAGGACCAGTTGCAGTCCGGTCGGGTTCACCGTGACGGGAACACCGGCCCATATCTTGCCGGGCGCGACGGACGTGTCCCAGTAAAATTGCTGCGGCAACAGCGAGTTATTGGCTGGCGCGGTACTCATGTGAACCTCCCGGCCTCGTCACGCGGGTGATCCGTCTCGTGCCATCCGGGCGGTGGCGTCATTATCGCGTCGATCCGCGCGTTCAGCGCCTTCACCGCGTTCACCAAGGCGGCGATGATGGTGTCGGTCGTGATCCCCAGGATCGGGTCGTCACTGGCGAGCGACCCGGGGCCGTCTTTCGCCGCCGTGCCCACCGCGATCACGGCTTCCGGCAGGACCGACGCCAGTTGCTGGGCCGAGAAGCCGATTTCCTCCCGTTCCCGGTCCTTTCGCCGGAACCGGATCGGCTCGATCTCCAGGACCGCCGCGAGCCCCACGGTGGCGGGCTCGATATGGGTCTTGATCCGTTCGTCGGATGTGTTGACGTAATCGCCGTCGCCATACCAAGGGCCAAGCCAGTTGACGGCGCGATAGTATGGCGGCCCCGTCGTTACAACCTCGAACGTGATGAAACTCCCGACACTGAAAGCGTTCCAGGTCAGGGCGCCGGTCGCGTTCTCCCAGGTCCACAGCCAGTCATCGCTGAAAGCGAACGCCCGCGACGTGGTACTCGTCTCGTACATCTGCATGTGGCCGTCACCGACCTGGACAGCACTCGTGGCTTTCAAGGTCGCGGCGTTCAGCGCCCCGGTGACATCGGCGTTACCGTTGACGGTGAGCCCGGTCGCCGTGAGCGAACCGGTCATGCTCAGCGAACCGGTGACACTCAGGGACCCGGTGACGATACCGGTGCCGGTGAAATGGAAGCTGTTAGCCGTCAACAGGCCGGTGGCGGTCAAAGCGCCGCCAACCGCCAGATTTCCCGTGACCGTGCCCCCGGCGGTCGCCAGATATGGCCCGCCAAGCGGTTGATGGTTATCAACGTACTGGCGTGTCGCCGCGCCCAAAGCGGTCCCGGGGTCCGCCGCCAGAACCAGGGGTCCTGTCAGGGTTCCCCCGGCATATGTCAGGTATTTCCCGTCAGCATACTGCCGGGTGACGGGCTGCAAGGGTCCCGCCGGGTCCGCCGCCAGGGTGATGGGACCGGTCATCGTACCGCCGGTCAGCGCGAGGTAATACCCGCCATCGGTGGCGATACCCTCGACCTGGATCTGCACCACGTCCCCCGCCGCGCGGGGTTTGACGAAGGTCACCGTATTGGCGGTCCCGGCGTAATCGTCCACCAAGGTCCGCAGCAATCCGTTGGCGAAAACCCGTAGCGTCTCCTGCGGTCCCGGATGGTAGGTCAGCAGCTTGCCGTCACGGTCCGCCCCGGTGAAAACCGTCTGCCCGGCGGCGGCGATGTACGTATAATAATAGACGATGGCCCGGGGCGGTCCCGCCGCGATGCTGGCCTCAAGCCCGGATACCAGTTCCGCCGCCTGATTGGCCCACCAGCGCGCGGACCAGTGATCGCCGGTAACCCCCTGAACAGCCAGGATGTTTGGGGGTATGGTCCACGGCATGTACTCGGCCCAGGCCATGCCCACGTCGGCATACGCCTGGGCGACGGCTTCGCTGCCGTCAGCGTGGTTGGCCGAGTTGATGGCGCTCGACGCGCTGGCCGAGGCGGCGTTCGCGCTGCCCTGAGCCGAAGTCGCCGCGCCCTGGGCCGTCGTGGCCGATGTCTGGGCGTTCGTCGCGGACTGCCCGGCGGCGGTTGAACTGCCTGACGCCAGAGACGAGTAAGTCAGCGCGGCATTGGCCGAGTTAAGCGCCTGGGTAGCATAACTTCCGGCCTGATCTACCAGGGGTTGCACCTGATCGACGGCATCGTTGGCGATAAAGTCGAACAGTCCCGGCACAAGCTGGGGTTCTCCGACTATCCCGGTACGAAGCGTGCCATCCGTGTTGAGCGAAGTCCCAACCCAATCAAGGGTTTGGCTCTGTGTGGCGTTGCCCCGGTCAAACTCGGCGTCGAGCCTGTCACCGGGGGGCGGGGCGGTCGGGTTGGCTACCTGCCAATCGGTGAACGAGTACGCCCGTACGGGGGGTACCGGTTCAGGCGCCACGAGTTTGCCGGGCACGGAGTCGGGCATACGCTGCTTTCCCCGAGTTGGGTGCGTGTTTCGCCTGTAGGCGCTTTGTTTGCCCAACACCAGCCCTCATGCGAAGGGCGCTCAACGCGAGGTTGAGAGCACGCCCGGTGTGCTCGCGTATTCCGATTAGCCCACGGCACCCCAAAATCGTTGACCCAGCAGCACGAAAGTCTGCGCAAAGTCGCAACGAAAGTCCCAGCGATTTCAACTAGATGTGCCAAGCACCAGAAGCAGCGGGCGCCCAAAGGCGCTCACAGCGCGGACTGTTGCGTTTGCAGCATGAAAGTCTGAGCAATGTCAAAGAGGTAGCCAAACCAGTGAGAGGAAAATGCGATCCGGGCGCGCACCCCCCGGGGGGCGGACGCCCCGGGGCCGAGGGCACGCGGGACCGCGCCACGGTTCGGCATGAACTGGGACGGTCCCATACATATCAAGGGGTTACGTGTCCTGAGTGCTGAAATATCGGCACTGTTACGCCTTACGCCACCCGGGACCGCAGCCGGGACAGTTCGGAGACCAGTTCCTCGCGTGTCAGTTCATCGATGGGCGTCTCGCCGGTCCTGTCCGGCTTGGCTTGATGCCTGCCGAGTAAGCCCTTGATTTCGGCCAATGTTCTGGCCGCCGATGCCCTGGCCTGCGCTCCTGCGCTGGGGTCCTGGATCAGGCCGATCAAGGCGGCTTCCACGGACACAGTATGTCCCGGGACACTGTCCACGCGCGGGACAACGGTTGTCCCGTTGGTCCCGCGTTGTCCTGTCCCGCGCCGCTTCATGTCCCGCGCGCCGCGCGCCATGCCTTCGCCCACGCCAGAGGCTCACTGTCCCGGTAATCCCATGCCAGGACCAGCGCCAGCGCCAATGGTTCGCGCGCGTCCCGTGGCAGGCTCGCCATGTCCCGCCATCGCGCGGTCCCGGTCAGGTCAGCCGGTATCAGGCCGCGCCTGTCCATGCCTTCCAGAACACGCCCCGCGACACGTCCCGGCTTGTCCCGTTGCCGCCTGCCACTGTGAGGCCAGCATGTGGCGAGACCCCGCACCGCGACCCGCCGGCATCGCACGCACTGGCGAAGCAAGGGACTGCCGAAAGGCGTCCGATACCTAAGCAGCGCCACGATGCTGGCCGGGTTGCCCTGCCAGCCCCCGCCCCGGGACCGTGGCGCCGTGTTTGGTTCACTCATGGGCCGATGATGCCGGGACCGAAGAAAAACACAAGCGGGACCCTGTTTGTTGTTGTGTTTCGCTTGCGTGGCGCTATTTAGGGCGTTGCCTTGCCTTGACTGTCCTGCACCCCACGAAACACCCCTAACTACTGGAAAGCACGAACACCCCATGTCTAACGCTACACCTAGCGCCGTTTGGCGCAGCGCCATGCGCGCCGCTTTGCGCGACCGGCTCGCCAATGCCGCGCCCGATGATATCGACGCTCAGGCCGCGCGCCTGAACCTCAATGGCCGGCTTATCAATAACCTCACGAAAGCCGATTTGCGCGGCTTGCTGCGGATCGTGGGGATTGATCCGATGATGCTGCACCCCTCGCATGTCCCGGGAGCCGCGCCGATGCCTGACACCGACTCGGACGATACCGACACGGACGACGCCCGGGACCTCATGACGCCGCCCGACGCCGGCGCCGTGCCTGCCAGTGATGATGATGACGCCGCTGCGATTGAAGCGACGGTCCAGGCCGTTCGCGCCGATATCATGACCGGCGGCTTTACCGCCCTTGACCAGAGGCTCCGGGACCTCGTCATAGCCGCGCGCAAGCCGGCTGTGGTCAAAGTGGTCACGAAGACTGTCACCGTTGAAGTTGAACGCGACCAGGACACGACGACGCCGCGCGCCGCGCCAACGGATCAGACTGTCACATGGAGGCGTGCCTTTGGTGTGCGTGGCGCTCTTGGGTCTGAGACCGCGACGGTATGGGACGGCGCGCATCCCGATACACCGTGCGTCAATGATCGTTACGTCTGGCCGGCTGAAACCGCCATCGCGCTGACAGAGATCCGGCGCGGTCATAACGTCATGCTGTTTGGTCCCAAAGGCACGGGCAAGACGGAGTTCGCGCAACAAATCGCCGCGCGGCTTGGGCGTCCCTTCGTTTTAATTTCCTGTGATGCCAGCACAGACGCCGCGACCCTGGTGGGCATGACCGTGCCGGCCCGGGACGGTAAAGGCGTGTCGTTTCAACCGGGACAACTTGTCCGCGCCATTCAAACCCCTGGCGCGGTGATTTGCATTGACGAACCCTCAATCGCGCGTCCTGGCGCCTTGTTCGCGTTGCAGAATGTGTTGACAGCAAATCGGTCCCTTTACGTCCAGGAAACGGGACAGAAGATCAAGGTGGCGCCTGGGGTTATCTTTTTCGCCACCGATAACACCAGCGGCATGGGCGGAGGTTCCAGGGTTGGCTACCATGGCACCCAGGCGTTGAACGCGGCCACGTTGGACCGTTTCGGTGTGCGGATTAAGTTGGGTTGGCACGCGCCGGACGTTGAAGCCGGGATTATCGTTTCGTATGTCCCGGGTTGCACGATTGAACTGGCCAACCTTCTGGTGCAAGCCGCGACGACGACACGCGCGGCAGCGGATGCGCAGGTCCTGACCGAGGGTTTGGGCTTGCGCCGCTTGTTCGCATGGGCAGGACTGCTCGCCGATGGCCATGATCCTGAGATCGCGTTCCGTTGCGCGGTGCAAAATTGCGTTCCCGATGGCGAACAAGAGGCTTTGCGGCAACAGTGTTTGCTCGCCGTGGACAAGAACACCGTTCGCGCCGCGTTGAACCCCGCCGCGCCGGTCCCGTCATCATCACCCGCCGCTTCTGACTTTGACATCGTCCCGTCCACCGATGGCGAAGGGAACTGAGACCATGGCCACGAGCACGCTTTACCTTGAAGTAACCGCCGCCGCCGCTGAAACCGCGCGAAAGATCATCGCGCAACGGAAAGGGACGAACAACCGCCGCGCGCGCGTGACCGTTGGGACCAGGGGCGGCGCCACGGCGTCCGTCCAGGTCAATGGCTCGCATGTGCTTATGAACCTGCCGACCCTGCCGGCGTCCACCGTGCTGTCACGGTCCGAGGCTGACAGGATGCTGGGTTTCATCGCCCACGAGTGTTTGCACGTGCTGCACACGGACTGGCAGTGGTGGCACCATTGCGTGCGAGCCGGCGCCCGGGTGCGGCATTGGGCGAACTGCCTTGAGGATGTCCGCATCGAGGCGAAGGAACTCCGCGCGGGGGCCTTCCCGGCTTTGCGCGGCATCCTGAGCGCCACGATGGATAGCCTGCACTACCGGGCGTTGACCGATGCCGGCGAGGTTGGCCGGATCATTGGCGCCAGGATTGCTGACGCGCCCTATTGCGTCGCGGTCCTGGGCCGCATGGCGAACCGCTACACCGTGCCCACGGCGCGCGGCTTGCGTGGCGCGTTGCACCCTGACGTCGCGCGGCTTGTGGATCAGGCTTTGACGGAAGTTAAATCCTGCCGGTCAACGCATGACGTTTACAGTCTGGCCATGCGCATGGTGGACCTGGAGCGCCAGATTATCGCCGCGAACACACCGCCGCCCCCGCCGCCGCCCCAGGACGACCAGGACGCCCCTGAGAGCGACCAGGACGCCCCTGGCGCCGATGGCGAGGCTCAGGACGCCCAGGACGCCCCTGAGAGCGACCAGGACGCCCCTGGCGCCGATGGCGAGGCTCAGGACGCCCGGGACGCCCCTGAGAGCGACCAGGACGCCCCTGGCGCCGATGGCGAGGCTGGCGAGGCTCAGGATGACCAGGACGCCCCTGAGAGCGACCAGGACGCCCCTGGCGCCGCTGGCGAGGCTCAGGACGACCAGGACGCCCCTGGCGCCGCTGGCGAGGCTCAGGACGCCCAGGACGACCAGGACGCCCCTGAGAGCGACCAGGACGCCCCTGGCGCCGGTCACGGCGACGGTTCCGAGACTTACAGCCTCGACGACGCGCCCGAAGCCTCCGAAACCCTGGCCGAAGTCACCGAGGCTATCACCGAGCGTCAGGCACCCGACGCGCCGACACCCATGGGCGGAGGCTTGCATGGGTATCGCAATGTCCTGGTGAACCTGCCGGCGCGCCTGTCCAACGACGCAAACCCGCTGGCGCATGTCCAGGCATACAATGCCGCCTTGCCGGGACGCGCCGTCTTGCATGGCCAGATTTCGCGGCTGCTTGTGTCGCCGGAACGCGTGAACGTGACACACCGCGAAACCTCTGGCCGGCTTGACCGCCGCGCGCTGGCGCGGCTTGGCACGGGCGCCATGGATGTGTTCAGCCGGAAGCAAGAGACCGCCGGCATGGACACTGCCTTGCTTGTGCTGATCGACCTGTCCAGTTCCATGCGCGGCGCGGCGCACGCCATGGCCTGCGTGACCGCGTTCCACCTTGCCGCCGCCGCCGATGACGCCGGCGCCAAAGTGGCCGTGTATGGTTTCATGAACCCCGATGAACCCATGGACGTGGCGACCGCCCGGATCGTTTGCTTGCTACCGTTCGGGATGCCGGTCCGGCCCAATGCTCACCGCATCATGGCCGTTGGCCCGCATGTCACGACGCCCCTGTCGCCGGCCATCCTGGGATGCGCCGAAGTGTTGCGCGACGTGGACGCCACGCGCCACGTGATGATGGTCTTGACCGATGGCGATTGCGATTATGGCAATGCTTGCGTGACCGATGCCTGCCTTGTCGCCAGGACGTGGGGCGTTGAGGTGGTTGGCGTGGGCATGGCCGCGCCCCAGGTCGCGGCGGCTTTCCCGGACGGTCACAGCGTCAACGTCCCGACCCTGGCCGCGCTTGGCCAGACCGGGTTGGGCGTGCTGGCGCGGATGCTGGAGGAAGCCGCGCCGGATCTGGGCGCATGAGGCGCGCCCCGCCTGACAGGCTGATTAACCGCGACCCTGGCCCACG